CACCTTCTCAAGATATGTATGATCATGTGGATTTTTATGTTGAGAAACCTGGTGAAACTTTTACAGTAGATGTTAAGGGACGTAAGAAAACTACGCGAAGAAATAATTCATTTGATGATGTATATACATGGGTAGAATTTAAGAATGTAAGAGGTAATCCTGGCTGGCTTTATGGACAGGCTGATTCAATAGTTTTTGAAAGAGAAAAGGATTATCTTTTTATAGAAAGAAAACCTCTATTAAATTTCTGTCTGGATAAAGTAGAGAATGTTTATGTAGATACACCTACTAAAGCAATATATAAATATTATACAAGAAAGACAAGGAAGGATGTCATAAGTAGGATCAAATTATATGACGCTCTTGGAAGTGAATACTTTAGAAACAGATCACCTATGATATGGGAAAAGTCCTTATGAGAACGGCAGTAGTGGATATTGAAACGGACGCTATAGAGGCTACCAAGATACACTGTATCGTAGCTGATCCTATTACAGCGCCATTGAAAGTATGGGTAGGAGATGAGTGCCAAGAGTTTGCACAATGGTCAAAGGGTATTGATCAATTCATAATGCACAATGGTATTAGTTTTGATATGCCCATTCTTAATAAGCTAACGGGGTCTGATATTAAATTAAATCAGGTAAGAGATACCCTTATTGAATCTCAACTATATGATCCAGTAAGAGAGGGAGGACATTCTTTAGCTTCATGGGGCGAGTGTCTTGGCTTTAGCAAGGGAGATGTTAAAGATTTTAAAGAGTACAGCCCCGACATGTTAAGTTATTGCAAGAGAGATACAGAACTTACCAGAAGGGTTGCCAATAAACTTAAAGAAGAAGGGGAAAGTTTCTCTACTAAATCCTACGATCTTGAAAGAAAAGTCCGATGGATAATTGATGAACAGGAAAGCAATGGTTTTGCTTTTAATATAAGAAGTGCAACGATATTACTTGCTCAATTTCTAGATGAACAAAGTCAGTTAGAGGAAGAGGCTGCAAATATATTTGAACCTACAAAGAAAGAATTAAAAACTAAGACTAAGTATATACCTTTCAACATAGCAAGCCGAAAGCAGATAGCAGAGAGGCTCCAAGAAAAGGGGATGGAAGCCCAAACAAAAAACAGAGAAAGGAAATATAATAATTAATGAAGCTGTACTGGCTAAGATAAAAGAACCAGAAGAAGTTAAAGTCTATGCTGAAATGTTTAATAGATATTTTCTATTACAAAAAAGAACAGGACTTTTAAAATCATGGATAAAGGAATGTCGGAATAGTGATAGAGTACATGGCAGGGTACTGACACTTCGTACAATTACAGGAAGGATGGCACATGCAACTCCTAATATGGCACAAGTTCCCTCTGTCTCTAGCCCTTATGGTAGAGAATGTAGAGAGTTATGGACAGTTAATGATCCGTCTAAGTATCGCTTGGTAGGTGTGGATGCTAGTGGTTTAGAGCTTAGATGTCTTGCTCACTATATGAAAGATCCTGATTTTACAAACACCGTCATTGGTGGAGACGTACACACTGCCAATCAGGAAGCGGCGGGATTGAAGACTAGAGATCAGGCCAAGACATTTATTTATGGTTTCCTATATGGAGCAGGGCCAGCTAAGATAGGAAAAATAGTAGGAGGTAATTCCAAACAAGGGCAAATCCTTATTACTAGATTTCTAAAGAACATGCCCTCTCTAAGGCGATTAAAAAATCAGGTTCTAGAAAGTGTTAGAAAGTCAAATGCAATTAAAGGTTTGGATGGTAGACTGTTACATGTCAGGGCTGAATACTCAGCACTTAATACCCTCCTACAAGGAGCAGGAGCAATCCTGTGTAAGCAATGGTTAATACACATAATGGAGAAGGTTAATGAATATAAATTAGATGCTAAGTTAGTTGCCTCTGTGCATGACGAATATCAATTTGAAGTAGCTCTTTATGATATAGATAAGTTTTGTCGTATTACGAAAGAAGCTATGTATCAAACCCAACGAACATTAGATTTTGATTGTGAGTTAGATTGTAACTATAAAGTTGGGAAGACGTGGGCAGAGACACATTAATATTTTTAAAGGTGTTGACATTGAGTAAAAATTATGCTAAGATACACAAGTTATTATAAATTATTATTGAAAAGGAGAAAATCTAAATGAGTGTTATTTCTGGCGATGCATATTGGGCGCATGTTATTACACCCAATACAAAGTATAATACTGAAGGCGAGTGGACTATTGAGGTTTGTAATCTTGATGAGGTGAATAAAGGGATTGCAGAAGCAGATGGACTAAAAGTAAAGAGCGATGCGGATCATCCTGAGAAAGGAGATTTTGTCACTTTAAAACAATATGCGCGAACAAAGGAGGGAGTGTTCCGTCCTATGAATGTTAAGGATTCTCAAAAAAATCCCTTCCCTACAAATGAAAGGATAGGTAATGGCTCTAAGGTTAAAGCCAGTTATTATCCTCGCCCATATGAGCAGTTTGGAGGAGGGGTGAAAGGCTACCTTCAAGGTGTTCAGGTACTAGATCTGATACCTTATAATGTAGATGATTTTGATGTGGTTGAGGGTGGATACGTATCAGAAGAGAATACCTCCCAACTATAGGAGGTGAGGCGAAGGAGAGTAAGATTATTAAACTTATCTGGACGGATTAATTGACAATAAATCTTACTCTCCTTTTATCTTTTCTAATATATAAATAATGAGGAAGACCGATGAAAAAAATAGATACTCTGGTTGAAGATATTTACTCCCTATTTTCCCTTGATCCTATTGATAAGGAGGAGAAGGAAGTAGATACTCTTATAGATAATTTTGGCGAGATGTTAAAAGTTCATATCAAAGAATTTCTATATAGAAAACCAGATGGTAGTAGTCGGTTAAGACTTTCTGGTATTGGTAAACCAGATAGACAGTTATGGTATGATGCAAACGTAGAAACAACTGAAGAAACATTACCTCCTAGTGTAAGGATTAGATTTTTATATGGTTATATTCTAGAAGAGTTTTTACTTTTATGTGCTTCCATATCTGGACATACTGTGGAAGATCAGCAGAAGGAAGTATTTGTTGAAGGAATTAAAGGACATCAAGACGCTAAGATTGATGGCGTTCTGGTTGATTGCAAGTCAGCTTCGGGAAGAAGCTTTGAAAAGTTTAAATCTAACAACCTAATATATGATGATCCCTTTGGTTACATTGCACAGATATCAGCCTATGCAGAAGCAAACAATCTAGATGAAGCGGCCTTCCTTGCTATTGATAAGTCAACAGGAGAGATTTGTTTAGCCAAGGTTGATTCAATGGAAATGATAAATGCTGGTACAAGGGTTAAAAACTTAAAGAAAATTGTTAGTAGTCCTACTGTTCCCGATAGATGTTACAACGATGTGCCTGATGGTAAGTCAGGAAATTATAAGTTAGCAATAGGTTGTGTCTATTGTAAGCATAAGAAAGAATGCTGGTCAGATGCTAATAATGGTAAAGGTCTTAGGGCTTTTCAATATGCAAACGGTAAAAGGTTTCTTACTAANGTTTCAAAAACTCCCGAAGTTAGAGAGGTATTGAATTGGTAAGAGGGACTACTCTAAAAAATAAGAGATCGCATTGGAAGTATAAAAAAAATCCAGACGTTCAATCCATGTTTGGATTTGTTTATGTTATAACTAATAAACGAAATAAGAAAGCCTATATAGGATGCAAGCAATACTGGCACTACAAAAAAACAAAGAGAGCAAAGCAAACCAACTGGAGAGTTTATATGGGTTCGTCTAAGTATCTCTTGGAAGATATAGAAAAATTAGGTAAAAGAAATTTTAAGTTTGAAATCATAGCTGAGTTTAAAAATAAAAGAAGTCTAAGATACTATGAATGTTATTATCAAATGAAGTATAATGTTTTATCAACAACATTAGAGGGAAGTGATGAAGCAGCATACTATAATAATTATGTAGGTGGTAAATTTTACAGACCAGTACAGTCGTATGAAGATTGATAAAGAAGAACTTTCGATATTAGAGGATTTATATGAAAGAAGTAAAGAAGTTCCTGACAGAACTTTATTTATCTCTGTGATATTTCAAGCCTTATTAGATGCAACCAAACCTAAAGCAGATGAAGAAGCAAAAGAAATTACAACACAGAGAAGAGAGGCAACGTCCTGGTTCTTTACCTCAGTAGGAGTGACATGTGAAAACTTTGAATTTATTTGCGAACAGGCTGGTCTTTCCATTAAAGATGTAAGAAAGTTTGCACATCATGTAATTAATTCTAATGAGAAGTCTCTCGTTAGAAATCGAATAATAAAATTATTAGGATAGGAATATGGAAAATAAAGAAGAACATATACCACAAATAGAGAATAGAGATAAATATATATTACGAAGAATGACTCAAGAC